TCCAGCACATTAGATACAATATGTTGTTTCGTTCAACATAAACACACCAGTTCTTGATAGTTTCAACCCAGAACCATGACTGTGATTCACTAATAGCATTAAAGGGGTCTTCAATGTTTGCTTGTGAAGCTGTTGTTCCCTTACTTGAATAGTATTCAGTTGGTGTTTGCCATTTCGTTTCAGGGTCATTCAACATTTCTTCTAGGATAGTTTCTGCTGGTGGGTCGGCAGTATATGTTTTACCAACTTCCGAGTATTGGTAAGTTTTACCATTGTTTCTTTTTACATTCTTATAAGTGAATTTTTTAATACCTGGTATTTCTTCGTATGGATTAACATCATCCATATAAGTTGTAACCAAGGTATATTTTTCTACAATGTCAATATCAGTAGCACCATTGTTATCAGTAGAAACAATCAAAGAATTTTTATCTGTTAATGTAGTAGAAGTATTATAAGGGTCTATATCTTCACCTGAGTGGTTATAAACTAAGGTCTTATCACCATTACCAATGAACTCAGCTAGAATACCAAGTTTTACTGGACTTACTTTATTCCATTTTTCATCCAAATTAACAGGAATATCACTTCTTACAAAACAATAGTGATAATCACTATTGTAATTACAAATATATGGATAAACGAATACACCAGACCCTGTATATACTTCAGTAATCCCACCTGTTTCTTCACCATTAGAATCACAATTAATAGTTTGTAATTTTACTTGTGGGCATCTTCTACTTTGGAATACTGTAGCCCATAGTTCATCAGATAATATATCTTTATTACAGTTGTTTCTATATGTACAGTCTCCCCAATAGTGAGCCATTTTCTTTACGATACATCTTTCATCTGATACACCATAATTGGGAACAAATGATTCGGAACTATCAAATCTCAAATCAGGGAAAACAAATAAAGGAACTTGTTCTTTTATTGTTTCACCTGTTGCTGGGTCAGTTCCTCTTGATTCTTCTCTATAATCATAGGGAGTATTAATTAAAGAATCCCAAGAATAAATTTCATCGTCTGTTATTTCAGTATCAGAAGGGGATTGATACCAATTTTTAAGATATGTTTCTTTGAACTTGACTACAATTTTATCATCTTTTAAAGATAACCAACTGGCTAGGATAAAACCAATCCCGTGTTCTACTAATAATTTTCTACTGAATAAGAAATGACCTGTTTCGTCTTGTAAAATACCATCGTTTGTACTAAATTTTTCTACACTTTCACCTGCTGGTGTAGTAGATGTTAATGAATAAACGAATGGAAATCTATTACATTTATAAACATCCTGTGATAAATCGTTCCCAGCTTTCGTGCGTAGACGAAGTGGGACTGTGTAGGTCATTGTTGTACGCAAGTCCCATAATTTACCATTTTCGTCTGATTCAATGCTATAAATCTTTGTTCGGGTTTCAGCCATAGTAATATATTTATAGCCACATTAGATATTCAATGATGTAGATATTACTGGGAATTCCTGTTCTTTGTAATAACTCATTCTTTCTTTCCAATGCTTAATCAAATAGTTCTCAACAACTCTTCCAGTTCTTGTCTTGTAAGATAAATCGTCAATAATATCATACAAAATAATCTGGTTCTTTGTTGCGTGTTTTCTTAATCCACGACCGATAGACTGTAGAACTTTGATTTTAGATTTACTATTAGCATACAAGATAACATCGTGTAGTTTGGGCATATTAACACCAGTACTCATAGTTGCGTATGTTGCTAACAAAATAGTACCATCTTCCTCTTCAATACCCTTACGAATATCACTTCTTTCTTCACCACTAACGGCACCGGTGATTACAGAAACTTTCTTATCTGGGTATTTTTCGTTCAACCATTCTCTAATTAACTGAACGTGTTTCAAATGGTTCATTAATACCAATACATTATGTTTCTTGTCTGTGTGTTCCAAAATGTATTCTAGGACTTTATTTCTGTCTTGGTATTCTTCTACCATTTTGACTTCTTCAGGATAACTTCTTCCCTTATTCTTCAATACGAAATCGGAAGGATATTTTGCGATAATGTTCGCAATCTTGATTTTAGTCAATACACCCTTGTCAATGAGTTCTTTGGACTTCAATTCAAAGATTACATCACCAACAACTTCTCTAATTTGTAACAAATCGCATTTGTCATTAGGGAGTGTACCGGTAGTACCAATTTTATAATAAGCATTACAACACCATTTCATTAGTTTACTCATAACATTGGCTTTTACACCATGTACTTCATCAACGAAAACGGCATTGTATTTTTCAAAAAATTCACTGTCTTTATTTTGTAATGACTGCCATGTGGAAATTAACACAGGTTTGTCAAATGTGGCTTCATGTCCACCACCCAATCTTTCTACATCGTCATCCAAATTGTCATATCCATAACTTTCAAAATCGTCATACATCTGGTCAACAAGCATAATGTTAGGAACGATTAGAAGGATATGTTTCATTTCTTGTTTTCTCAAACAACGGATAATGTTGTAAATCATTAAAGACTTACCACTTGATGTACAAGATAATAGAATACCCTTATGATACTTTAATGCTGCTCTTACTGCTTTGTCTTGATAATCACGAATTTGGAATGGGGCATTTTTCATATTGTCTTGAATTTGTGCCAAATAGTCTTTTTCATCTATTTCTTCCAAAAATTCGGTATCTCTAAATCCGTTCAAGTTCAAATGTTGTTCCTTGGTTTCTAGCCCATAACAACAAATCTTTTACTAATCCTATTGGAAGGATACTTGAACGCATATTATAAGAATGGTGTTTACCATCCCACACACGAAGTTTAAATCGTGGCTGAAACTGATAGCCAGATACATATTCGGAGTAACGAGAGTAAATGTTAAAGTTAATATCTTCGCTTGCGTCTATTTCTACAAATGATTCATTTAATTTTTTAATTGATAATTCTGCCATATTAACCTATTTTCTTTTAAATATAGAAAAAACTCGGAGAAAATTCCGAGTTTCTCATTTTTTATGTATAAACTATTACTGGGCTTCTTTTTTCTTTCTTGGTTTTCTCTTTGGTTTCAAATCTTCCACCAACTGACCAGCAACATCTATTGTGTTTGAAGTTTCTTTAATTTCTTTATCTGTTGCTTGTTCTATAATTGTGCTTTGATAAATAGGTTCATTCTTAAATTCCACAACTGTTGAAAGTGCATCAATGAAATCATTTTTGAAATTTGTCCAGTCTGTATAAGTTTCTGTCTTTGCATCAAATTTCATTGTCACAGTTTTGAAATCGTAAGAAATCACAACTTCATTATCTTTTCCAAATACAAACTTGTAAATTGGGCAATTAAGACTATCTAGCATCTTACCAACTTCCACATAGTTTATATGGAAATCTTCAAATGTTTCCTTAACATCTTTAACTGCTTTGGAAATATCAAATGAATTTCTATCTACCCATTCAAGTAATTTGTCTGTTTTAGTATCTGCTTGTTCAATCTTGGTTAATCGTTTGTTAATCGTGTAAATTACCAGGAATAAACCAATCCAAATCAAGAGGTCAATTATGTTCACTATTAAATCAACTGTCATATATTCTCCTTTAAATGTCTAATATGTATAATATAGAAAAATCCCCGCAAAAAGCAGGGATTTTTCATTTTTTGAGAACTTATATTTCAACTATGTAATCGTTATAAGTTGTGTCAATGGAAGTCCTATCTAGTTTTCCATCTTTATAACACCATTTATCAGCATAAGTATCATGCTCACCTGGATAACCAAATGGATTACATAGAATTTTGATAAGTTCATTTTGTTCATTCACATATTCACAGTATTTCCTAGTATGTGTATGCCCACAAATCCAAGTGGTGTTATGGTCTAGTTTTTCTAACCATTCTTCCGCATTGAAATAGAAGAATTTGTTATCATTACTGAGTCTATGTTTGAAATTTACACCAACCTGATATGGTGCGAAATGAGTTAATATGAACTTTGGTTTTTGGGCAACAATCGCATCCAATTTCTGTTTACAATCGTTCCAAATTAACCCAGGTTCTTGACCCATATAACGCCAGTGCTTTCCATCATACCATTTGCGTTTCCATTCGGTGCGATGGTCATAGTTTGGGGCACAGTCGCATTTCAAATCACAGGTCATCATACAACCACCAATGCCATTCACAACATTTCCATCCAATAAATGAACATTTGGGAACTTAGCACAATGTTCCTTCATTTTTTCAATCTTTTGTTCGGAACTTGCGAATTGTAAATTGGACTTGGAACTTGTAGCACCCCTTACTGTCAAATCGTGGTTTCCTAAACATAGATACACTTCGCAGTACTTGCCAGCTAACCAATTTATTTCGCTGGTGAATGTGAGATAGTCATTAGCCAAGTCACCGGCTATAAGGATTGCGTCTGTGGCAGGAACGGCGTATATGTTCCACATCCAATCTAGTGTTCTATACACCATTTCTTCGGTTTTCTCTGTCAAACCACGCAATTCTTCAGGTTTGATTACATAACCGAAATACATGTCCGGGTGTAAATCACTCAAAATCAGCGCTTTCATAATTTCTCCATATAGTCAATTACTCGTTTACATTCTGCTTCAATTTCTTCAATAGTCCACTTCTTTCCTCGTTCAATAGAAAGACCAATCATTGAATCCTTTGGATAACTGCAATAATCACCAAAATGGGCATAATCCCAACCAACCCAATATGCTTCAGGTTCGCCAAAACTTTCTTCATCCACAAAATCACTAAATGTAAATCCACCATGCGGATTACAACCAGGCCATGTAAATGATATTTTGTCATAATTCATATCATACCATTTTTCGCCTTCATTTACCCTTACATAAGCAGTTGGGTGGCTACCCATTACACTATAAATTACATACATGTGGTTCTTGTAAGTATCTTTCTTGATTACTTCATTTGGAACAACATTTGAATTGTATTCTGCTATGTAAGGAAATTCGGTCATGTAAAATCCTCGTTTGCGTTTTCCATCAGCATTTCTTGACGATATTTTTTATACTGTGTTAAATGATTTTCAATCTGTTGGTTCACATGTTCCAAAATTTTTGAAATAATACACACATTAACATCAGTAGTTTCTATGGTTCGTGTACACAACGAAGTGATAACATAATCTATTAAACTACCAAAAGCGAATTTCTGTAATTGTGTAAATTCGTAAATCTCGCACTTTTCTCCAATTAGTTCAACTGCGTATTGTTTTGGAAATTGAGCCATTACTTGACTAATGGGCTTAATACGAATACTAAACCCAAATGTATTTTGGCTAAATTCAAAATACTCATATTTCAAACACAGTTCTTTTATCTTATCGTAATTCATAAAATCTCCAGCTTTTTATAAATATAGAAATTAAATAACATTTTGTCAAGAGGTAGCATAAATGTCAGTTGTAAAACTAACCCCAAATTTTAGTTTAAGCGAATTTACAAACGGAACAATCACACCTTATCAACAATCTTTAATACAACTATTAGCAAATAATTTACAGAAAGTTCGTGATTATCTACAACAGTTTAAGAAAGACCCCAAAAAGAATGTTTGTATCGGTATTTCTAGTGGTGTTCGTACACAAGCAGATTATGATAGATTGTTAAAGAAAGGTTACAATCCTAGTAAAACATCAGATCATTTCTGTGGTTTACAATTATTAGGAAAACCAACCTTGGGAGCAGCCGATATTTATGTTACAAACTGTACTTTAAGTTATAAAGAAATTGCGAAGAAAATTATTGAACTAAACAAAAATTCCTTGGTAGATTTCGGGCAAATCATTTATGAATATAATCCTGCTACAAAAGCGGAATGGATTCATTTAGGTAATGACTGGACTAAAATCTTTCAAGACCAAGGAATAATTGATGCTATTTCTAAAACTAGAAAGAAATATCTAATGTCTTTGGATAATGGAAAAACTTACATAGATTTCAAGTAAGCAATTATATCTTCCACAATCTTGTTATAACCCTCTTCAGTCCCATTTGCTTCGGTAAATGGGATTTCGTTTTCTGTCAAGAAATCTTTAATTCGTTTATCAATTTCTTTGGCTTCTTCTTCAGTTTGATTTCTGCCGTTTGGGTTGTATTTCTTAAAACGATTTACAAAGATATTGAATGTTGGTTTATATTTCTTTGCTTCATACAAACAAACATCTTGATATGGTTTCTCAGTTGTGTACATCGCACCAACTGCTATTGGACTATCGGTGACGATTACATCCACTTTTCCTAACAAACGATAAATCTTTAAACATTGTTTGCCTGTAACATATAATTGGCAGTGTTGTAATGGGAATTGGTCATCTTGCCAAACTCTATCTTTGGCATATTCCGATACATATTCACAATCAATTCCTGCCATTTTTAGTTTGGCAAAAATGTAAGCAGCACCAGTAGATTTACCAGCACCTGGACCAGCATATAAATTAACTAATAATGTATTCTTGTTTCTCATAATAACCCAATATAGAATTTTTTTCTATGTATATGAGAAATTTTGTTAATTGAAATCTGATTTGATTTTTTCAATGTTCATTTGAACTGTCATTTTCTTTTTCATTTCTTGTAATTGGGAAAATATACAATAAAATTTTCTTATTTTCGTTTCAAATTCAGTAAATTTGATATATTCTTCGCTATCGTTATAATATAAATTCAAATCAGCATCAATTACAATGTTTAATGTAGCAACCACATGCTTGCTATTGTGACGCCAAACAAAAAATGCCTCTCTGTCATTTTCATATTCTTCCATATAATCATCACCATTAAAAACCCAGTCTTTTGGAAGATAGAAGTAATAATCTTTTTTGTAAACTTCATAATCAAGATTTAGTTCTTTTGCTAAGTTTAGTACTTTTTTAATATCCATTAGAAATCCTCGCTTGCTTTAATTACTAAACCTAGTTCATCAGCTTTCTTCTTTACATCTAACAAACTATTAGCCATTTCAACCATATATGAAACAATGGCTTCCAATCGTTCTAATGTACCTACTTCTTCACTGTGTTCAAATTGAGCTGACCATCCATTACCAACACCGGCTCGTATCAAATAAGATGTGTAAACTAGAATTGTTTTGCTATTCTCGCTCCAATCAAACAAATCATCTCTATAATCGGTGTCATTTTCATCATCCAAAAGACCTAACTTTGGCAAAAAGAAATAATAACAACCTTCTATTTCTTCATGGTTCAAACCATACTTTTCAGCCAACGCAAAAATCTTTTCTCTTGGAAATCCTGTATTTTTCTTCTTACCCATTTAAAAATCCTGCTTGATTGAGTTAATCTTTAAATCCATTCTAATTTTCTTTTCCATAATTTCAGCCAAGTCCAATGCTCTAATTTGTTTCTTGATGAAATTTTCCAGTTCAACAGAATCGTTAATATGTGTGCCTAATGGATATTCAGTAATAAATCTACATGTAACTGTGTTATCCGAAGCATCGTAAACTGTTTCTAGTTTTTCAAAACAAGCAAAAAATGTTATCTCGCCATTAAATATAGTAAACTTGAACAATTTATCACTATCATTAGTCAATAATGAATGGTCTAAATAAACTGAACAATCCCATCCATCTTTTGATTGGACCTTTATTATACGCAAATTGTATTTGTTACTCAATTCTAAAATTTCTTTTTCTGTTATGTTAGTCAAAATCAACCTCCATTTCTTTTATAGTTTGATTGACCTTAAATTCTTTCAAGAACTTAACATATTTGTCAATGAACTGTGGATTTGCCATTTCGCCATCTCGCCATTCAAACCCACCTGAGTTGTTGGTTTCAACAAATGCTATCATATCCATTCCTTCACCACTCAATGTATAAATGGCTACTGGAATAGTTCCATACATCATATAATAAGTCATAAAGACCAAACCGTGGATTGCTTTATCTTGATATTTCAAATAAGTTAATCCACGATTTACCAATTCATTTTTTAATTCTTGTCCAGTCATTGGAAATCCTTGTTAATTCGTTCAAATTCTCTGTTTTGGGCTAATTTCATTTTATCAGTGGTGATAAATTTAATCAGCTTCATTTCTTCACCTTCTTTAAATGACTTTTTTATTTCATCATTATCATTAAGGGATACTGTGGCTTCATATTCATTTGGTGAATTATAATTATAGGAGGCATCTACAGTAATAGAAAAATCGTTATTAGTATAATAGCACCATTCGTAATCTCTTTGAGAAGAACAATCATCAATACTCAATGGTATATTATGTTGTTCAAATAATCTGTCTAATACTTTTGTATCTTTGTTCATAAGAAATCCTTTTTAATTTGTTCTAATGCCCATTGTTCTTTTAGTAGCAATTTATCTGTGGTAATGAACTTCATCATTTCATTTTCTTGCCCAAATACAAACTGCTTGGCATATTCAACATTATCATATAAAAGTACAGTTGCTTCATATTCAACATGTTTGTCAAAATAGCATTCAACAACAACATTAACATCGCCTTCTTCATTTGAATAGATACACCAGTAGCAATCTTCTTGTGCACCACCATCACAATTTTCCATTTTCAACTGATGGTCTAAAAATAATTTTTCTAATAGTACTGACCTCATCGGAAATCCTGGTTTGCTTTGTTAATTAAATCTTGACTTTGCCATTTCTTAACTTTCCCCAAAATCTTATCACATTCAGCTCGGAAAAAATCTTCATCCACTTTTTCAATAGTAAATGAACCCACAAGAGAATAATCATAATTTACCAAATTCTTATAGGTCTTTTTCTTGAAAGCAGAAATATGTCTAATTTTGTGAATGTTTTCAATCACAGATGAAACTTCATACCACATTACAATCGCATTTTCCCAACACACAGCATAGTAGTGGTGTCCAGTAGTATAGATTACAAAATTATAATCTTTTTTGAGAATGTCTAATGCTCTTGTATGTTCCATTTAGATTTTTCCTTTGGCTTTCAATCGTTCTAAATCCATCTATCGTAACCAATTTCGCATTACTTCAAATCTTCCAAAGAAATATCGTGTTCACTCATATACTGCTTCACATGAGCAATATGCCATTCTTTTGTTTGAAATTCTTCGTGTTCTTCCATAAAGGTGTTGTAATCATCTTCATCACAATAAATGTCACCAATACAACGGTCCCATTGAAGGAAATTCTGTTCACACTGACCAATGTCAGTATTGAACACAACCACCTGACCCAAATCCCAGCTATCGTCAATATCCGGGAACATTTCTTTAACATCGGAATAATAGAGATAACTATTTTCTTCCAAATCACTCTTCTGGTCTTCAGTGAGTTTTTCAATTTCGTCCTGGTAACTATCACGCAGGTAATCGGTATCAAATGTGGCATCATCCAAATCAAACGATTCAATGCTACCAGTTTCCTCGCCAAACGGACCGAGACCCTTCATTTCAACATCGTATTCTTTGTTGAGTTCTTTCAGGAGTTCAAATTCGTTAATAGTGAAATAGTGTTTTGCCATAGTGATACCTCTCTTTTTCTTGTTTACATTATTAATATAGCAAAAAATCGCAGTTTTGTCAACTACGATTTTGTAAATTATTGTTTACAAAGATGTTCTCAAACCTGTTGTGTTTTCAAAAAATTCTTTTACCTGGTCGCAATAAATTCCCTTGATTTCTTTCACCACAACTGGTTCAAATTTCTTGTCGGTGGGTTTAATACCCTTCATTAAATCGTTGGTGGTGTATTTGCGTTTCTTAATGAAATAGCAGTTATACAAATCCAAACCTTCGTCTAGTTCAATCTTGAAAAGATTGGCTTTACGGAACATCTTAAACGAGAATGTGAATGTATTATCTGTAATACTAATTGGTTCGGCACCGAGCATGGCTTGAAGTCTACCAAAACCCCCATTACACAGGGCTCTTACCATTTCGTTTACCATATAATTGCGTTCTTCTTTCGTTTTCATAGTTACCTCTCTTTTATGCTATTAATATAGTAAATCCGCAGTTTAATGTCAACAAAAATAATGTAAAACAATGTTTACAAATAATTAAAATAATGTATATTTTTTAGAAAAAGAGGATAAAATGTACACAGTTTCAATAAAGGCTAGTGAATTAGCCAAAATTACAACAGAAAACTATCATAAAGGAAAAGAACATATCGTAGAAGAAATCTCAAAACTCATTAAAGAAGCATCAGGTCAGGGTAAACGAGAAGTGGATTATTCATTAAATAGTTCGGATTATTTTTGTTGTGTGAATACAGATTTAGCAATAAAAGAATTTGAAAAAAATGGATATACCTGTTATAAAAGAGAGAGTTGGGATAACAACTTGTACATTCATGTGGAGTGGTAAAAATGATTCCAAATATAAATGAAATTAGGCAAAGTTCTATATCTATTGAAAAGATAAATGAATGTAAACAAATTACAGAAACACAAAAAACTATTGATAAATTAGTGAACGAATGTAAAAAGAGAGCCGAAAATGGTTATGGTTATCTTAATTTAGAATGGCCTGGTCAATATAACATTAGCATAGATAATGTTTACGATATAGAAAAAGCATTTAAAGATGCTGGATATGAAGTTGGTGTAGGTATTGAACATTGGTGGACTATACCTGACCAAGTTAGAAGTTTTTCTATACAATGGAAAAAGGACCCATTCTATGACCAGTTATAAACCTGATATACAAGAATATGACTTAGATACTTCAGCAGCTGGATTTCATCGTTGGCATGACGAGTATGTTTCTATGATTGTTTCGTCTTTTATGAGAAGAAGTAATGATATGGTGGTAAAATCAAGAAATACCAACAATGAAATTTATCTAAGTTGTCATTTGTATGCACTTGCTTGTACTTCATCATTCGTTTGTATGAAACAAAATATGGAAGCGGTTTTAAATGGGTGTATTCCAATTAAAATAGATTTTGATTTGAAAGATAACGAGTTCTATGTTGTTAATAAAAATCTACCCGAATTAAAACCGTTATATGGTAAATTCAAAAATCTAAAAGATATATTAGCACTTTAAAAAAGACCCTCAATTACGAGGGTCCTTTTCTTTTTGTATGTCTAACTAATCTTCAGGTTCTTGTGGGTCTGCGAGAATAACCATAGTGGCGAGTTCTCGGCATGTCGGATTGAGTTCTCGCTTGATTAGTAGTTCGCAAACATTCTTGTACATTCTGTTCAATGCCTTCTCTGCTGGCATATCATAAGAATTGTAAACCATATCTGCGAGTTTTACCAATAGAGCATCTTCACTCATTTTAAGAAGTTTTTCAGTGATATATGCTTCTTTTCCCATTTGTTCTTTCTTGAAATTGTTGTTGCGAAGTTCCGCACACATATTTGCCACATGTTCATTACATACAGCCTTAATTTCAAGATATGAAGTTTCGGTATCTTCCATCAAATCGTGAGCGAAAGCAGCATTGATTTGGTCTTCAGTTCCGCCATGCTCCATAACAATGTATGCTACACCACGAGGATGAACATAATATGGCATCCCACTGCCCTTTCGTTCCTGGTGGTCATGACGGCCCTTTGAGAAATAATACATCGCCCTACATTTGAGTGGGAAATCTGTTGATTTAATTCTCTGTCCGATTGCTTCGTACATAGTTGCCTCCTTTTAGTTAATTTCCATAACCAGGTGAACTTCTACCGTGCCACCACAACCATCATCCCAAGAAATCGCAGAACATTCATCTTCTTCCTGGTGATTGAGTGGTCGGAAATTCGTTATCCCATACAACTTGTCATCTTCTTTCTGTCCATCAATACATTCCTTCAGTACCTTCTTGTATTCAATGTTCTTTCTGTTAATAGCATTTTCTCGCTTCTTAAAGAACTGAACATCGCATGGGAAACCATCACCATCAAACTGTCCGAAATGAATGTATGCCCATTTCATATCCTTCGTTGCGTGAACCACCACACCGTGCATATCGTGGTCTCCTTCGTCAACCCAAAATGCGTCAGTGACTGGCAAATCGTGATACATGTGCCAAATAGCATCTGTATTCTTGTAGAGTTGGAAACTCTTTGACTTATCTTCCGCACAACCACGCTTAGCATACTTCGGCATTTCCTTGCGGATATATTCATTTGCGTCATCTACATCTTTGTGCTGGTGAATGTCAAACAATCTCTTTGAGTTATGGATAATTGAATAAAACATTTTACTTTCTCCTTATAATTGCTCCGGGATATACAATTCCATTCTTCCTAATCCATTCTTCATATTCCAAATCGTGTACAACATAATCGTCAGGATTTTCTACACATTCATATAACACCAATTCGGCTAACCAGGGATTTGAATATAAAATTTTTGTTGGATTTTCGGGGCAATCATATCCTTTCAATGTTATCTTCCAAATCCTAACATATACATCTTCATAGCCTAATTTTTCCCAATGACGTGCTAGACTTCGTGTTTTGCGTATAAATGGGTCAGTACAAGACCAATCCAAAGTTAGTTCGTTATCTCGCAAATGGGATTTTCTCGGAGCTGATACATAATACTTAACAGAATCGTTCATTTGCATTTTAGTTTCCCACTTTTTAAGTGAATCAAATGAAATACAATCGGTCATTGGAATGGTGTCAGCAATTACTCGGCCATACGCCTGTTCTGTATTCATTTCACCACCATCACAAATAATATCTCCATACACAATCCAACACATTGATTCTGTGTACTGAAATTCTTCGGTCTTCGGTGTGTAATTCATTTGGGCAAATGCGGTAATCGCAAATACAAGAATAAGAAATAGTTTGTTCATATTATGCTCCTTCTGTAACAACGAGTTCACCCTTATAAATTACCAATTCCGGTTCGGGTTCTTTCTTATGGTTGAAATCTCGTTCGGTTTCGTCTTTCTGTACAAAATAACTGTGTGTCATATAACCACCACCCATATTATGCCTCCCATGTTGCTGTGAGTTTAACAAGAATTGCGTCTAAGTGGTACTTCTTCTGCTTCAATGCTGATTCTTTTGAAGAATATGTACGAATACCACCATTACCACGGGCATAATCATGCTCTGACGGAATGTAAAATGCCCAAATCTCAGGAAATTTCATTTCATTCATTTGTTACCTCGTTTACTTTTGAACACAAACCCACTTGGCAGCGTCTTTGATTTCGTGATTATATGTTGAAATGCTAAGTTCCCATCTGAGTCCAGCGGCTTTACATCTACCTTCTGTGCTAAATTCGGCAGTCGCAACGGCAGCACCACCGGAACCACCATGACCCTGAAAGTTAGAAAATGCTAATGTCATAATTAGAATCCACATTTTTATTACCTCTTTTTAATGGTTTTACACTATTAATATAGATTATTTTATGCAGTTTGTCAATAGAAAAATAACTAAATTATGTAAAATTAAATTTACATAAATAATAGTATGGAAGAATTATACGATAATGTAATAAAAAAGTTACAAAATGATTTACACCCTGACGATTTTCATGACTTAATGCGTGGAAAAATCAAAAAGCAGATTATTGAAATGGTAATCAAAGAATACACAGATTTGGGTATTACAGATTTAGATTTTATTACTAATCGTGTAAGAGATAGATTTGGTTTAGGATTTGACCCCAATAGTTCCATTGAAGATAAAGTACTTCGTGACTTGGAATATATGTTGGACTATGAACACAATTTGAGAGGCGCCTCACCAAATAAAATCTTTAAGAATGAATACAAAACTATTGAAAGAATGAAAGGTGAAAAATCTGCTGCTATTGCTAAACAAATGATTGACCAGTATAGATACAAGGTTAAAAACAATATGAAATTAATTGAAGCACAACAGATTTTACATTCCAAAGGATTTTTGTTGGAATACAACAAAGAAGAAATCTCACCAGAGAAACATGAGTTAATTGAAGAAATTTTGGATGACCCAATGTGTGATTCCGATTTGGATTATTATACTTTGGCGGACTGGAGTATTGACGATTTGGAAAATTACAAAAATGAACTTAATGACTTACATAATGAAGAAAGATATGTAAATGACCCTTTCGGAATGGATGAATAAAAATAAAAGGTGGTTCGTTTGAACCACCATTTTTTATATAAGAGCAAAGAAGATAGCCATAACAAATAACCCAAACAGAAACAAACACCCATAGTCAGTTTCGCTTGAATGTGTTTGGTGATAATGTTGCTTTGCTTCTTCTAATGTTTTCCACGATTTACCATTAGCATCCAAATGAGTCCAATTACCATCTGGTGTATGGTAATATGTTTCGTGTGGACCTTCACCTATTATTCTAGCCATTATAGAAATCCTGTATTACATTTTGGTTTATTTGTATTGTTTGCCAAAACTTCCATTAAAGTATTATAGTTACTTTTAATTAAATTGTATTTGGCTTCTAATTCTTTTAGTTGCTCGGCTTGACCAGCACATTTTGCTTTATAAATCTCAAGTTCTTTTTCTAATAAAAGAATATAGTCATCTTTGGTTAGTTCGTTTTCTTTGATATTGCTACGAAACACTTTTAGTTCTCTTAACCATTCAGCAAGTTGTTTGTGTTCCATTCCACAAGCAGTTCCGCATTGAGATTTTTCTTCACAATGTTCTATTGCTTCGTCAAGGGTCATAAAATTATCTCCCTAATATATCACCTGTCCAGCCATCTTTTAAACGAGCTTCAATACAAAGACGAAGTCCAAGTGCTTTTTCTTCAACAGTCATATTAAAACTATCAAGTGTTGGAACATGATACCTAAACACTTCTTTTTTCGTATCAGGAAAACGATAAATTGCATATTCGTTTTCATAATCCATTTCAAGTTCTTCTAATGTCATATCACTACTTATCCTTCTCAGTTAACCATTCATAGAATTCTTTAAATACAAGATATAAATTGATATTGCCATTTTCATCAGTGTGCTTTTTAATAAGCTCCTGTCTTTTCGCTAATTCTTCTTCAGTTACTTTAAGTTTTTCAAATGGTACATTTACAGTAAATTTAGTCATCGTTTATACATCCCACCCATATCTTTGTTTACCGAGTTTCTTAATTTCTTTGATACCTGCTCCATAATTTTCAAGAATATCTTCAGTAGTGGTAATTGTTTTCTCAATTACTTTGTGAATTTGTACACCTTCTACTTCGTCTAAACTCCAATGACCTCGGTCTACTTCCAATGCCAATGTGTTATGTAGAAATTCCATTAGAATTTCTTTGGTCGCATACTTCTTATCTTGTTCTCTATTACTCCAACCATAATCACTTGGAAAACCTCTGCTGGCATAATTGGAAAACCAAAAATATAAAGTTTCGTGGTGTTCGGCTTTTTCAGCAGGTAATACTGCGTAATACATTTCTTCAATGTGTTCTCTACTATTATTCATAATCAATCTTTTGGTAAAAACAGTTCCTAAAAATATCTTTTATTTCATCATCTGTGTAAACATAAGTACAACCACATTCACTTAGACCTTCATCCTCGTCAAGTTGGCAGTCAAATCGGTCTTGAACTTTATCTTCAATTTCTGCACTTCTTGCGTGAATGTTGTCTAGCCATTGTTTAAAGAACTTTTCTTCATTCTTATAACCCCTTTCTCTAATAAAATCGGCAAATGATATATAACCAGGTTTCATTTCATAAGAAACTTTATAGTCAGTTATCCATTCAAATGCTTCACCCAAAGACCAAAAATTACTGTGAGTAGATTTATCCCAGCCATATTCGTGATAAGAAAAATAAAATTCGTAATCAAACAATGGTTGTCTATTCTTAATGGCTTCTTGTCGGTCTTGTTCTTCTTTTAAAGCCTCTGCTTCTTTGATTTCTTTGGTTTCTTTTTCGTGGAATTCAGTCCATTCTTTAAGAATGTCTGGGTAATTCTTTTTAAGAAATTGATTGATTGTAGTCATAAGTTAGCCCACTTCAATTATGTTTATAATTTCATTCTTTGTCCAGTTTTCACGAAATTTAAGAACTGCGTGAAATTTATCCCAAGATTCAATTTCAGTAGAATGAGTTGAATTATCGTGATATGCTTTGTAAACAATGATATAAGTTTTATTTTTCATAAATTCCTTTTATTTACCAGTATGATATAAATTATATTTTAATTTGTTTTCCCAATATGTTTTTACATTAGTCCAAAAATCTACGTTCTTAAAAAGTTTTTCTGCTGTATCAGGGTCGCTTAACTGAGCACTTATCAGCATTTTATTTACTTTATTTTTAGCATAATCAATTCTAATTCTACAAAGACTGCGATATAGTTCATTAGGATTCATTAACAAACCCCACCTTTTTGTATTCTAATAAAATCTAACTCATCAAAAATTTCTTGAAGATTACATAAATCTTCTTGATGTGCAGTATCAAAGTAGATTACATAATCATATTTAAAGTCTTGGCAAAAATCTCTAAAGTGGTAATTATGCCAAAAGAACAGACCTTTCCATTGTGGAATTAAAGTGTCTTCAGTTTGGATTAATCTGTGCCAAGCATCAAATGGTATTTTCTTTTTCATTTCTATAATATAACAAAAGCCAGCTATGTTTTCAATAGCCAGCTTATGAAATTTGTTTTATTGTATACTGAATTAATTTATTACATAAATAAATCTTTGTTTTGTGATAACCATTTTGGTATATTAAATTTTACTTGTGGATTCCAAGATGCCATAGCATAATGTTTAATATAGTTATTAATTTTTATATTTTTTATATTCCATTTTTTATCTTGAATATCCCATAAAAATGAACTCCCAGTATCACCATATTCTTTATTATCTTTAATTATATTATTTTTCCAATTACCATTATTATCAAAATTAGTATCTAATTGATTCATACATCTATTTTCATCAAAATAATTTATATTTTGTTGTTTCATTTTATCTACATTTATTATACAAAAAAATGGTAATAATCTAAAGGGATATTTTAATTTATTATGTAATTCAATTTCTCCACAACAATCAATTTCATCATTTTTATTTAACTCTTCTATTAATTTAGTTATATTTGAATTATATAAAATATCATTATCACATAAAATCATATATTTTGTATGAATTAAATTTTTTATAGCATAATCTATTGAAGCACAATGATTTCTTGAAATTTGATTGTAATTTTTAGTAAGTTGATAATTAGAATTATCAATAACATTAAACATTTCTTTTAGATCTGAAGAGCATAATTCTGTTGTACCATTATCCATTATTACTATTGGTATTTCTTTTTTTAATTGTTTATAACAAGACATAATCATACATTTTGTAAGTAAATTATTATTAAAAGTGCAAGTTAATAATGTTATATCATCTAATATATTCATAATATCTCCATATTCAGTGCTTTTTCAATGGTATCATCCATATCATAGTATTTGTATTCGCCAAGTCTTCCAACAAACACCGTTTTCTTGTTTTCTATGTTCTTGTATTTTTCATACAAACTATTATTCTTTTCATTGTTTACTGGATAATATGGAACTTCACCTTTCTTCCATTCGGAACTGTATTCCATACTGACTATGGTTTTCTTACTACCTTTATCATTGAAATGCTTGTGTTCAATAATTCGTGTATATGGTTCTTCGTGTGAAGTAAAGTTCATTACTGCTACACCTTGATAGTTTTCTTTATCGTATTCGTGTTCTTCAAATCTTACACTTCTATATTCCAAAGGTCCATAACAATAATCGTAATACTCGTCAATACAGCCACTATAATAAATCTTGTCAGCCATATTTTCATATTTCTCTTTATCTTTCAAGAAATCAGTATCTAAAAGAATATCACAACCTTCAAACATTTTCTCTATGAGTTTAGTGTAGCCATCTACAGGAATACCTTGGAATTTATCATTAAAATAGTTGTTATCGTAAGTATATCTCAATGGAAGTCTTTTGATAATATCAGGTGATAATTCTTTACAATCTCTGCCCCATTGTTTCTCTGTATATTCTTTGATTAGTTTTTCATACATTTTTCTACCGACCAAAGAAATAGCCTGTTCTTCCAAATTCTTTGGTTTCGTAATGTTTTCTTTTGTAGTTTCTTTAATGATTTTATCTTTGGCTTGTTGTGGTGTTATTACACCATACAACTGATAAAAAGTATTCATATTGAATGGCAAGTTGTAGAGTTCACATTTATAATTTGCTATTGGTGAATTTACAAAGTTATTAAAATCACCAAACTGGTTTATAAAATTCCAAACATCTTTATTTGAAGTATGGAATATATGGGCACCGTATTTGTGAACATCAATGTTATCTTTATTTTCTGTATAGCAGTTCCCCGCTATATGGTTTCGCTTTTCTATTACCAATACAGATTTTCCAAGCACAATTAAACGATAAGCAAGGACTGCGTTAAACAATCCTGCTCCAACTAAAATCACATCATAATGTTTTTTCATAATTTTGTTATAATTGCTGTTATACTTCGTTTTGATGGAGTATTATTATTTGATAAAATGTTTATAGATTTTATTTTATCTATTGTTTCTATTGTTTTTATTTGACCAGGATAATTTTTTGGTGTATTATATGATATTATATCATTTAAATACTGTAAAGTACCTTTATTATTGTTAAAATTATAATTTTTATATAAAGTAGTAGAAGTATGTAAATCTTCAATTATATATTGACCATTATGTTTTAAACTTTCAAATAAAATTTCAAATGTCTGTATTTGATGTTCTATAATATGAGAACCATCATCTATTATAATATCAACATTTTTATTTTTACTAACTTCATAAAGTTGTTCTATGTTTCCTTGGTCTAGTTTTTTTATTTCTATATTTTTATTTAAAACAATATTAGATTTATCTTCTATATCAAATCCAATTATTTTAGCAGATGGATAGTATTCAGACCACATATTTAATGAAGCACCATCTAATACACCAATTTCCCAAAGTTCATTTATATCTTTTTGTAAATTTTGTTCATAAAAAGAACAAAAATCGTGGCAATATGATTTATCGGTATTATATTTTAAACCTAAATTATTTAACATCTTTTAAAATCCTTTGAGTTTCATAAATACAATCATTTATTCGTTTAATGTCATATTTTCCGGTTATAGAATTTGGATAAATTTCGTTATACATTGTAATAAAAGTTTCTTTTTCAAATGAATTATTTAATGAATGTTTTTTATGTTTTTTAATTAAATATTGGTCTATAAAATAATCATTAATACCTATTGTAATGAGTTTATCTGTAATTAAATTAAAATAATCAGTTTCAAAACAAGTACTTCTAAAAATCATACAATAACCAATTACTAATTTATTATCTAATAAACAATAATAATCATAATCATCTAATTGTTTTATCATTGTTTCAATATAATTACTATTATATAAACAATCGTCATCAACAGTTAATAAATAATAATCTTCACCAAAATATTTTCTTAAAACTGGTATTGCTTTTTTAAAAACACCTGTATTGTGTTCTACCCAATTAATTATAACTTTATTATCATTTATTAATAACAATAAATCTTCTGGTAAATCTTTTTCTTTGTTTGTAAATTCTTCTAAGGAAAGATTTAATTCAATAGAATCAGCTTTAACAGTTTGATTTAACAAAGATATAATTACTTTACTAACATTTCCTATTCTTTTAGTCCAGGAAGTCATACTTATTATTATTCTTTTATTATTTACCATATATTTTCTAATAATTTATTATAGATTAATTCATCTCCATTACAAGTTTTCGCATCTTTAAATTTTTTACCCAAATCAGGACGAATACGATTTAGTTTTTCTTCCCATTCTTTTTTAGTTCTATAAAAATAATGATAAAGTTTTATAAAATCATTTGAAACATCTCTTGTACAATTTGGAGATTTTGTTATACCAGTTAATGTTTGAACTGGGTAAGGATAATAAATGTGTGGATTAAGAAAAGAACCATTTTGTGCTGATTTATTCACAAAAACTTTTAAATGTGTAAATAATGGTTTATCAGGAACATAAAAACATTCTTTTGTAAAACATTGATTTCGGTCTTCAGGTTGTTCACCTGTTTTATATGAAATAAACTGCCAATATACACCAAATTCTTTTATATCTTTTGTATTTAAGAACATTAAAAAATCATTTATATTATTTATTTTTGTTTTATCAAACCAAAGATATTCATCATCATCAATGTAAAATTGCCAATCATATTTTGAATTTTTATGATGTGTATTAACTAATTCTAAATGATTAACTTTTCCTGGAACTTTAATAACTGTTATTTGTGAATTATTTTTAAATTTATCAGTAATATCACAACAAGTTGTGTCATTATCATATATTGTTATATGATTAAATCCACACCAATTTAAATGATGATTTACAAATTCTTCTATATCACATTCTTTATATGTTTTTGTTAATAATACAATTTCACTAAAATTATTCATAAAATACCTTATTTATATTTTTTTATAATATTAACCATTTCAGTTGGTGTATTTATATTATCATTAATAATAACATTCATTTTTATAGTCTTATTATCATTAAACATATTTTCATAATAATATCTATTTTTTATTTCATTCGGTGATTTAAGATTATTTAATAATTCTTTTGAAGCAATAGGATTTATAATAAAAGAATTAAACCAACAAGTTCTGTTATTATTTGAAAACAAACAGAACATTTCAGCATTTTTTGAATCTTTTAATGTATCATAATAAACTTTTATTTTGTTCTTACACCCCCAAAAATCTTTCCATACATTTCTTACTATTGGTTGAAAAAAATCGTGATTTGGATTTGCTGCTCCTTTTGTATGAATATAAAGAACTGGTTCATTCATTTCAATAGATAATTTAAGTGCATATTTTATAGCTGGATATTCAAACATTATACCAGGAGGGTCTTGTTCAATACAAAGTACATTGTATAATGGATTTAACCATTCCAACATTTCTTCTTTTATTTTTAAACCTTCTGCTGTTTTTAAAACACCAAATACACATAAAGGTTTATTTTCATTTAATTCGCTCATATTCATCTCACAAATCTCTTAAACAATTAAACAATGTTATATGTATTAATTCTTATAAATTGCTATTGCTGGTTCGTCATCCTCGCCTTCACAATAATCCCAAGGATAATCTATTGAATCAAGATATGCAGTAGCAATATCTCGGTCTTCTTC